CTATATATGGGTATATACGGCTCCCCCCTATACTTTTATGATATTTTTCTTCTTGTTTTGTAACTTATTTTAAGGAGTTTAGTGTTTGTTCCTGCCAAACTTATACGGCTGATGATATATCCGAAATAAATAAAAATAATGTTAAAATTTAACTAATCATGGCGCATAAACGACTTAGAACAGCTAGAGTAGATCCAAGAAAAGTAAACTTCCAATTAAGAGAAACTTTAAGGAAAAAAGTTTATGCTGCTCAAGACCACTGTGGGATCTGTGGCTACGAGGTGGATAAGACTTTACCAGCCGGAACACCCCTATCACCAGAATTAGATGAAATAATACCTGTTGCACGTGGTGGATCGCCTTATGACATTGACAATCTACAATTAACTCACCGAAGATGTAACCGAATGAAGGGTACAAAGCTTATGGATGAAATGAAGGGTGATGCAGTAGGTGAACAATCAGTTAATCCTACTCCAATATCAAGAGATTGGTAACAAAAAAGAGGCCCTAAAGCCTCTTTTCGTACCCAAAACCCCACTCAATTAACTTATCACACCCAATTCCTTCTTGACTATTGCATAAACTTCATACAACGTCATTAGTTTACCCTGAAATGTTACTTCTTCTTCACCAACTAAATCTGGTTCAACTAAGTTCCAATCATCAAAGGTTCCATCCTTAAGGATGCCAGCAAATTCAAGCTCTTTTACCTCTGGATTCCAACGAAACTTACAACCTAGATCTTCTGCAATATATTCTTTCATATTACTCCTTCTATTAATTTGTTTAGTTACTAGCCGTTCGCTATGTTACCATCATACCACGCTATTAGTTACGATACAGCAACAACTTATCCACTATTTTTAGTAGTTATACCTCTATTTTGAGCCATTTATCCACGATTTATAGTTCACCAAGCACTTTTTGCCAATTATCGTTGCTCATTGGTGTTCCTGGTGCCGGTTTCTTCTTAAAATAGACCTTCTGGCCCCAATAAGCATAGGTAGCTGAATCTAAAGCACTTGTAGATAGATGTTTACTCATAGAATCCCAACCAAAGCCACCATACCGGCCAAATGCACGCTCTTTTGTGATCCGGACCGTTGCATTTAATAGTGGTTGGTTGAAATGACTAAGGTTTTCTTGATCAATACCATCCTTCATAAACTGATGTGCTGCTACAACCTCTTTCATGGTGGGTAATACAATCTTTTTCTTCGGTACACCACCATGTATCAGTTCTTCATAGAGTATTGGTGCTCCAGTTTGACCATCAATGATAATCTTTGCCGCATCGCGCCATCGTTCTATTAAGAACTTAGTAATCCTAGCAAACCCATCACTCATTGGACCATGCTTAATCACTTCTACATGTATTTTCCCATCCTCTAAGGGCATTGCACCGGTTAATGTGTATGAAGATCTATCTGGACTGAACTTAACGGCATACACCGGCTTAAACAGCTCATCATAGACTGGCTTTTCAGTGATCAAGCTATCCCAAACTGTTTGAGAGATAGCACGCTTATCTTCTGTTCCAGCCCACCACCCAAGCCTCATACGATTAAAATCATCGTTAGTCATGCTTGTTTCAACTGCTACAACCTTAGGCAATAAGAAGTAACCCAATGATGGATTGGTATCATACCAAGCCTTTTCATCAAATTTATCTGTTATTGATTCAACACTCCATTCAGTCCAAGCACCATCACCACCAGTTAGCTTAGAAGATCTAACACGCTCAAAGACCATACCCAATGTTTCTGCAGTCGGTGGCGTTCCACCATAAATGATCTGAGGATTCTTAAGCTTAGATGCCGAAACAGTAGGTGTTAATGTTGCCTGGTGGCTATCCAACATTTCTGCTGCCTCATCATTAAGCAGTTCATCATTGGTATTACCAAGCCCTGACATTCGCATCCTAGTTTTAAACTTATAAACATTGCCATGTATAAACTCTAAGAAATCATAATTGGTCGGTTTCTTACGGAATCTAGGTGTTAATAAATTAAATATTTCTTCGTGGGGATTGTTATAAAAGAAATCTTGAACCCTTTTCTTAACCACATCAGAGGTATCTTGTTGCTGTGCAGTAAACAACCCTGTTGCTTTTCTAAATATGATTCCGTATATGATCCTTGCTACAAATATTTCAGACTTACCATTCTGTCTAGGTACTGATAAACCACACTCAAGATTAACAAAGTTACCATTCTCATCTTCGGCCAACCATCTTCTTAATACCAATTTCTGCCACTCTAATAGAGGTGTTCCATATTCTTCAAGCAATTCAAACAATAACTCTGCTCTCTGAGTATCACCAGGAATATAAATATCAATTCTTGGCTTTTGGTTTCCTAGTCGTGGTTTTGCCATCAGATTCCTTCTTAGTTACTTTTGGTTCCGGTTTACTGGTTTTAGGTGATTTTTTCACAGATTTCTTGGCTTTTGGTTTAGTTTTCACCTTTTTAACTACCTTTGGCTTAACCCCATCAGCCTGATCCAATATCTTTGCCAACACAGTATCTTTTCTAATTGTACGACTTCTGATTGATCTGAGCTCTTTTCTGAATATATTTATATTACTTGTTAATCTGGCTACTTCCTGCTGACTGACCGAAGAACTGTTTAACTGAGCCACGTTTTGTTTGATCAACGCCTCATAGAACTGCTCATCATCATCACCAACGGCAATCTCATTAATATTCTGCTCTTGGTTTTGAGCCATCCTAGTTCTACGGATCTTTTCAATCTTACTAGGTGACCCAATAATCTCAACCCATCTGCTTAGTGCCGCGTAAGCTTCAACACCAATTGAATCCTTGCCTGTTTTGAATAATGCTTTTAGCTGTGATGGGGTGATGCTTTTAAAGTATTCAAGATAATCATCGTAATCTTTGGCATCTGCCGGTAATACTATATTAAGGTTCTTCTCGTTCCATTTTCTACAAATGGTTATAAATTCTGCCTCAGTTAAAGCCAGAAACCACTTTTTATGAGCTGCATCCTTCTTACTTGCCATCCCTGACACCAAACAAATATTTTGCGACATTGCTTGCAACGAAGTAAGACATACGTGGTGGCACGCTCATACCTAAAGCCCACCAACTATTTTGCCCGCAAAAGTCAAAATCTCTAGGCCAGCTAGATACTTTTAATAATTCCGTTTCATTTATATTTCTTTTTTCATCTTGAAGCCAAATACTATTGCCTGATGTGATCGTATTGCACACTTCATTGCTTTTAACATCACGAACACCATATTTACCTTGCTCCATCTGCTTATGAATTGTTGGTGAACCATCTGGCGTTGATATTTGACCAAATACAATAGGCTGTTCATAGTAACTTGTTATTTCTTCTGCAAAATCATCAAAGTTAATCTGATCCAAAAAATCATTCCGGACCGCGACATAAAACACTCTCTCACGCTTTTGTGCCAATCCAATATTCACGCCCTTAATCAAGAAACATTTTGGGGTGTAACCAATACGCCGATAATTCCGTAATATCTTATTATGATACTTATTCTTCATAGTACCCATCAATATACCTTTGACATTTTCAGCAATACTAACCTTTGGCTGCATCTTCTCAACTAACTTTAGATATTCATTGAACAGGTTACTTAGCACCTGCATTTCTTGGCCCTCACTAAACTTCTTAGCCTTACCAAGTGCCTTATCACGATCACCACTAACAGTAAATGTTGAACATGGTGGGGATCCATCCAATACATCTACCTCTGGTAAATCATCACGATCCAACAGTTTTCTAATATCCGCAGTAAACATTTGTGCCGGCTTATGATTAGTCTGATAGATGTTTGCAATCTTAGGATCTATCTCACACGCTGCAACAACATCAAATCCTGCTAGTTTATACCCCATAGTGGAACCACCAGCACAAGCAAACGTGCTCATTACCCTTAAGCCGTTTTTACCTTTACGCTTATTTATATCAGCTATGGTGTAATCTAAGAAGAATTTGCTATCTAGCATGTTTGGCCTCATACGCTTTTCTATACACTTCGGTTATCGGCGTTGGTTCTATACCAATCTCAAGACATCGTTTATAAAGCCTCTTAGCACATTGGCGTTTACGCTGCCTAGCACTAACACGCTTATATTTACCAGTACCTCTATGTGGTTTACCTTCTGGAATTAAATATTTTTTGCCTTCTCTGTGGCAAACAGCAACATGAGCCTCTATAAATTCTTCAGGTATTCTATCCATCTTACTGGCGCCTTCCTGCCGCTAAACCATCAAGGATCAGCTTAATCTGCGTTGCCTCATCGTAATCACCAAAATCATCTACTAGCTTTTGTATCTGTGCCTCTGCTTGGACCGCATCAAATGCACCGGTTAATATTTCTAGGCTTGCCCTCATGGATATTCCATCTTCACCAATGTATTTCAGAATCAAATCATCAGTTTCAGCAACTTCTTTGTTCTGATCATCATCATCTTCTAATTCACCTAGATCCACGCCCCAATGCCTAAGTTCATCAAGATCCCATTCATCCAATAAAGCATTAGTATCATCTGATCCATAGGCTACATTATCTTTTATAGCAATGGCTCTGAGTTTCTTTGCCGGCCAATCATCAGGAACAACCTTAACATCTGCCTGAGTATGGCCCAACTCTTTAACGGCTCTGAGCCTCATATTGCCGCCAAGAACAACGTAAATATCACCAACCTTCTTAACTATCATTTCGCGAAGTTCAAGCATTTCTGGATCATCCTGGATGGATGTTTTAAGCTGCTCAAACCGATCATCACGAATAAATCTAGGATTTTTCGGAACACCTTTAATCTGACCAGTGTTAAGTTCTAGTAATTCAATGTCAACCTTCATCTTATATCCCCTCTATTACCACACTCTTTAAAACCACTTTCATAAACCCTATGCCGGCAGTTATAGCCCATTTCTGTCTTGTAACACTCTGGACCAGTAAACCAAAGCTTTATTCTTTCAATCCACATATACATCCAAAACATCATAGCTATACCCTCTTAAATACCTGTAAATTATTTTTAAACCACTCGGCATGATCCTGTTTAGTTACATACTCTAGGATCTGCTTTTCTGCCTCTTGATCACGTTCATATCCGCGAACCTTAAAAAGCATTTCCCAATGTCTCTTAGGTTTACAGTTAATATGGCCAGTGCCTTTTTGTCCGGGCTGTGCCGCTGAAAATATAACAGTATCAGACATATTAACTATGTTCTGGATCACACCACCGCATAGATCGTTATCAATATGCTCCAAGACCTCTAAACAGATGGCTAGATCAAACTTCTGTGGTACTGCTATTACTTTTGTAATATCAACGCTTTCAACTGTTGGCACTACTGCATTTTTAACTGCATAGGGTGCTGAATCATAACCAACTGTTATTAAGCCGTTATAGTGAAATGGCCATAGGTAAATTCCAGTAGCACAGCCGACATCAACAACTGAGCTCGGTTGATACATATCTGTTAGTACCTGTGCTAAAGTTTCGGCTTGGATCTGTTCAGCCTTTTCTATGGTTTCAAAATAACGCTTGTTATACACTTTTGTTTACATTCCATTCCGTAATTGCCGCGATCAACCCATCCTGCAATTCCTTAAGCTTTTCTCGGCTCAATGGTGGTAACTCACCATAGTTTTTACGAAGATGCCGACCAGTGATCGTAAAGTAATCTAAGAACTTCCATTTATCACCAACGATCTTGCCTTCTGAATATCCAGTCCATTCAACTGGTACACCATAAGCATCAGCAATAATAATTCCATGAAGTGAGCTCGTAACTAATTTATCTGCCTGCTTGATCTGTCTAACTATTGATTTCCAATTCTTAGATTTCGCATCAATGAACTTTTCACCATCTTTTAGCTTGCCATGTTGTTTCCAAAAATCATCCTGCTCAATGTAATGAGGCATATAAGCAACCTTTACTGGACCATTGCCAAAATCCCACTTAGGATCATAAATCAGAGGTAATAATAATGCAGGATCACCATATACCTCTGGTACGTTCTTAACACCCTTATACATCAATAGTTTCCGGGTGTTTTTACCGCGAACTGCTAAGAATTTGGCGCCATTAGCCTTTTCATATTTACCATCTGGCCGCATAATGCCAGTCCCCCAAACAACATCACCTTTTCTAACAGTAGTCATAAGACTGCCACAACCAACAAACTTATCTTTAGCCAATCGCTGATTAGTCGTGCCGGCAAACTTAATACCTAGCCAATCCATGATCACAGGATTTAAGCTGTCGCCTACATTATCAATATTCATTACAAATAACTTCATTGTTTTGACTCCAATTCTTTTAATTCGTTTTCTAACTCTATCCTTAAATCCAACGCTGCATCCGGCAACTTATAACCCATCGTATTAAGTGATAATACCCTTTCAACACCAATGATCTCTGCTCGCTTAAGCTTGATTGCAAGCATTGAATAAAATGCTGGACTAACGCCATATCCTGCCGGACCACCAGTTGTTTCGGCTAATCGCATCAGTTCATTAGCCTGCTCAGATACTTCCTGTTTCTGCATTTTCCAGGCGCCACACTTACCACAAGTAGGATTTCCCCTAGTCATACACCAGCAACTTGGACAAAGCGAAATTTCCATCTTATTTCTTAGATCCCTTATCTAAATCACTTAAAGTGATCATCAAATTAATCATCTTTTCTTCTTTAAGCTTTTCCCTGATTTTTTCCTGCTCGGCCAATCTTTCATCTGCAAATTTGGTAGCCTCTTGCAAAGCCTCAAATATTAAATACCAGCCACCTAAATATTCTCTAGTTCGCTGCCTAAATTTCCAGTTTTTTGGTTGTCCATTTTCTTCTGTGAATGAAACTAATTTTCTAACATAATCTAGTTCCATTGGTATCTTAATGCCCTTATGATCAAAAACTATTGATTCTTTATTAACCAAATTCATTTTACTGCCTCTTTAAAATCAGGATGTTTACTTGTGATATGCGCCGCTAAATCCCCAAAAGTTCTGTTGCAACAAGGGCAAACACCATTCACTATCCGTTTTCGTGTTTTAGTCAATTGACCTTTAATAGCTGCTTTAGATCTCTTAGTTGTTTCAAGATCAATTGCCAATCGTTCCGCCCTGCCGCTATACCAAGCATTATCTGATTTCAGCTGTTGATTTGCCTTCTTCAATTTATCTACTTCAGTTTCGGTATAGTATTGTCTATGACCATTTGGACAATAAAATGAACCACCCTCATTTAGCCTTTTATTGTTTAAATTTATATCCATTGCAAAGTGCGTAAAACATGAACAGCAAACAACCTCAGTTAGTGTTAATGTACCTGTTATCATCACTTTCCCCCTTCTTGGATTATAGTTTCGCTTAAAACTTCCGGTGGATCCTGTCGGACCGGTTCAGCCGGCTTAAACTTATCGCACATATCCAACGGAATACTATCACCATAAGGGCATCCAGTAGGTTCTAGCTTGCAAATTGGGTTTATACCATCTTTAGTACCAATGTTATAACTACCTGCCGGACATGATTTAATCTCTGGCTGCGCATCTGCACTCATAATCAATCCTAAAAACAAACCTAGTATCAAAAGACAAAAGACAATAATTATGCCGCCAACCTTGCAGTATTCATCCCACATCGGATCACCAGTCCAGTTGTACCACTTCGGTTTTCTCATTTTTTCTGTTCCTTTTTTGCAATAGGATCAATAAGCTTTTTAGTTTCTTCGCGAGTAGTGCCAAAATTATAATCAACCTTTGGATTGTCGCCTTTGATCTCAACTGTTCTGGTTTTAATATTGGTTTCTTTATACTTGTAGTAGTTTTTATGAATTTCAACATTCCTTAATAAGTCGCCAATCACGCCATAAGCCATCATTAAACCAAACACCACATCCAAAAAGCCTTCTACCCCGTTTTCTGGTGTACTGTTAAAACCAAAATATATTGTTTCAGCGATCCATCCAAAAAAGCCAATTAGTAATATGATGAAATATTTGTTATAAGACCATGTTACTTTTTTTCTCATTTTTTACCGCCCTTCCTTCCGTCTAGGTGTTTAATTGCCGGTTCATTGCCGTACATACCATAAACAGCAATATCAACCTTCTTTTGTAAACTCTGTTCAATATGGCCCGCGCCTGGAACAGTCCAATCCACCATATCCATATACATCTTCTTAAACATTTCAACGTTTATAATATGAGGATTATTGCTAAAGCGATCTGTTTTACAATAAAACTTCTTCGGTACGGGTTCAAAATAACCCTGCCATTTAGTGCCGTTTAACTTATCATCGTTTACATGCTTGTTAAATAACATAACTGGTATATTGTCTTTTTTCATTCTGAACGTAATATCAGCTAGTGTGTGCTCTATATTGTCTGGTTGGAACTGCCAATCGTGTTCAACCATAAAAACGAATTCTGCGCCATCCTCGTAAGCCTGGTGGACTGCTCGCAAGTACCCATCAGCCAAGCCTTTTGTTTTTTCAACAAAGAATCCACGCTCAGTAAGCAGATCGGTATATTCCTTGTATTTGCCTTTATTTGGATTCGGATCTACATAAACCCTAAGTGTTTTTGATTGCCAAGCATCTTTAAACGCCACGCCAAGACTATAAAGAGTTTCATAAATCGTTGGTTTTTCTATGCAGTCATTTGTGCAATTACTAAAGCACGCTATTGAGATATTCATCATTCGTCCTTTGACTCTTGAATCTCTACTGAATTAAATATAACATCCAAATCATTGCTCCTGAACCAAACCTGCAAACATTGAGTACCTTCTGAAACATCATAAAATTTGACCTTAACATCATGCCCATCAGCCAATAACTGAAAACTGCTCAATGGTACCTCGTTTATTTCTACTGACATCCCTGAAATAAACATATTTTTATCGTATTCTTGAATGGCATCATAAATCCTACCCTTACCACCTTCGGCTCTGTTGATAAGTTCATCCCTAAACTCAATGATAGTTTTTATACGATCTTCTTTCATTTCTTGCCTTTCAATAATTTAATTGCCTGATCAAGCTTTTCTGCACGCTCTTTTTGAGCCTTGTTCAGAATATTTGCTAATATATCATCTGCCTTATCACCAGTGGTTTTCCATAAAACATCACAATCCTTCCGGTATGATTCCAATATTCTAAGTGGATATTCATCATTCGGAGTAGCATCAAAATAAACATTTTTAGATTGGTATTTCTGCATTTCAGGCTCTACTAGATCCTCAGCATAAAACAAGAACATTTCACCATCATTAAAAGCCACGCCTGCTGCGCCTCTAAAATAAGTGCTTAGGCTTGAACACCAAGCGCGCCGGCCACTACCTAACGGATCAAAGTCATATTTCTTACACCATTCATCAAACTCCGGACCATTCTTTTCTGGTGCATAATCTAGCTTTACTCTAATTAATCCTTGGTGTAGTTCACTCATTTGATCAATTCATCCTCTGAAATTACTTTTGTTGATTCGTTAAAATCGTGAATATTCATGTAAGTTTGACCTTCGCCAACATATTTGATATTGCCTGCAAACTGCTTTGGCATCCCTGAATAATGGCCATACTCATAAACAAACAGGTACGGATCTGTTGGTTGATATAAAGCAAATATCGGTGAAATCTTCTTTTTTCCTTCGTAGCTTTTCATTCGGTACAATTTGCCGGTTGTTAGATCCCGTTTAATCGGTTGAAAACTTATTGCTTTTCTCTGATCACCATTACTAAACCTTCTAATGTTGGCAATACCATTTGAATCCAATTCATCATCTGAATCTAGTGATACAACTGTTGCAAACTTCGGCAATCCTTTAACCTGATCAAACTTCGTATAATCTATAAAATATTTCGTGCCCTTTGTGCCGGTTCTACGCTCCCACTTTGCAGTAAATACCTTGATTCTTGGATTAAGCTTTTCAATGTACTCCCTATGATGTTCTTCGGCCCAAACATAAATTTCAAAATCCTGATCAGTCTGGTTAAGCAAGCTTTTAAGTGCATATTCCTGATACATTCCCACTCTAGGTAAAAATCTAGCATCACCTTTGTCATAATGAAGCCTGGTAACTACTGCAATTCCATTTAAACGATCACTTTTCATAAGACCCCTTATCATCAAATTGACTTCTGATATATTCACCGATTGGACCAGCCCAAACCTTATCATTCGTTGATACTACTGGTAAGTTTTCAATCTGAGTGCTAGGATTTTTTGACTGCTCTTTTTCTGAGTAATATTTCACATCTGGTACATGAGTGCCGGCAACTTCCATCAGGTTCAATGCCAATGTTCGGATATTCACCGGGCTAAATTGGAATGGGAAGTCTTTAAATGCTTTTCGGATCGCTCGCTTATCAATAAAGGTTGGTGTATGAAGCTCATAACTATAAGCATCAGTGATTCCCATTTCGCCAAGTCTTTTTTCTGTTGCTCTAATGACCTTCGTATAAGTGCTAAATGGATGATTTTGAATATAGTATTTTAGGAATTCTTTATGATCGCCCATGTGGCAAAAAGGAACTGCTGTTATCGGTTTCATAAAGAACATATCATCATTCATTAAAATGAACCTGTCGCTGACCAGCTTGCTATTTGCAACCGTTAACCAATTCCAGTTTGTATTTGCAACCTTAGTGCCGTAATTCTGTTTAACTGGTAAGTGAAATACTCCCTTAACCCAATCCGGCTTGTGGCCCACGATCACCACTTTTCTATGAGGTATATTTTCCAAACTTCTAAGTGAATATTTGAGTTCTTCATTTACTTCACCCTCTTTGACCGTATAAACAATATCAAATTCTTGAAGATCAACATCTGCCTGCTTGCACCAAAGTTTATTAAGGGTTTTATCCATTGGTTTCTTCCTTCTTTTTCTTACGCCATGCCGCGACTTTACACCGTTGACTACACCACCGGGCTTTTCTATGACTGAAATATTCAAAAAAAGTGCCGCAGTTTTCACATTTCAAATATAGTTGGGGTGTCTCACTTTTCGCCATATTAGTTACAATGTTACCACACGCTCGGGATTTAAGTTACTGTTTTTTCAATTTTATGTTTGTCATTCTTGTGATCATCCTTCATTTGCACAAGCAAGCTATTTTTGACTCTAAAAATATAGGTGATTGCATCAATTGAGTATTCATTTGTTTGAACAGCTTTACATCCTTCAAATGGACAATCCATCTCTATCACAATTTTACTCATACTTCAACCACCCTAGTTACACGATCTTGATTTTTGCATTTAGCCTTACGCCTGCCGGCAGTCGGCATCAAACCCCAATACAGGGTATCTTTTCGGATCTTGCGACGCTCGGCCACTTCCTGAATAGTTCCCTGATCAATAAGCTCATCACCTTTATAGATTACAATTTCTTTTCGCCAATATCCCTTAAATGTTTCTTTTTTCTGGTAGCCACTCATTTTTTTAAAGACCTTATGTTACCAGTTTTAAATGCCTCTCTCATACGCTCCAAGTGAACTGATGGCTTGCCCCTATGATCTTCTTCGGTGGCTGGCCCTTTTAAGGCCAAGCCATCCGCAGAATGAGTAGATTGAGAAGAATGAGAAGGTATCGTCTGCTCATTTTGAGCAATGTGATTGCTCACTTTAATATGCTCGGTTGTATTGTTTTGAGCAACCGATTGCTCATTTTGAGCAACAGGGATTACCTCTGTTAGTCTATAAGATTTCGTTTTATCAAACTTAAGCTTATTTTGGATCGTAGTTTCTAGTACCCCATCATTAACAAGCTGATCCAACCACCTGCCAATACTTTGTGATTTCATATAAGGGAACTTCTCCGCTAATGCTGATCTTGAGTAGTAAACCCAAGCTTGGCCCCCATTCCGTTGTTTATAGATTTGCATTGATCGGATCTCTTTGATAATCAACGCTTTTTCTATTGATCCATATCGTTCCACATCCTCTAATAAGAAGCTATGAGCCGGATCTGTTTGCTTTTCAGTCATAAGATTACCCCTCAGTTCTTTTTAATGACTTGATCGTAAATCTACTATATCACGCTAGTTACTACCATCCCGGCATAATAGTAACGCTTTTCCACGCGTTATCCACCAAAACAAATAATTAATAACCCCTGTGCAGTCATAGCTTTTCCACATCTTCAAAGAAATTCTTGCAAGTTCTTTACAAAATTTCAGGGTTTACATACCATCATCCTGCAAATATACTTCTAATCACAGAACTGAGGAATCTTTAATGGGCAAATATGTTTTTGATCAACCTAAAAAATCTTTTAATTATTGGCGTCTATTTTCTTTGATCCTGATTATTTGCACGATCATTTCTGTGCTATTAGCGTTTTATTGTTCGCGTCCTTTGAGTTGCGAACAGATATATAGCTCAGACAACAAAAATTATTGTATAGTTGAGATTAATGAATAAAATTTTTGACATTGTGCCGGCGCTTGGCAAACCAAACCACCAAAAGGCAATACAAAACTATGTTGCATCAGAACCAACCGGAAGAATTATTGAAGTTAAAAAAAAGACTCTAAGGAAGATTATTTAGGCACAATGTATGGTGATAGATATTTCATTCTTAGGGATTACATGGACTGTGATTGCGAGCCAGACTTTACATGCTCAATGCACGCCGGCTATTTTACGGAGCGCCACTAAATGATTGATAAAGTTGATAAAAAAACCATCACAGTTCACGATCCTGTATTTGAACAGAAAATAATTGTTTTACTAAATCATACCAACGAAGATTTCAAGAATTTTGAAAAAAAGCATGGTGTTGTAAACGGTGGTGAAGATTTAGATCCTAATTTTATGGGGTTCACAACTCATTTATCATCGGATGAAGAACCAAACATTTATATAATATTCATTCCTAAATTTAACTGGACCATCCAAGACCAACAAACACTGATCCACGAAATCATCCATGTAACATTCAGAATTTGGGGCGCCAACAATATTGCTTTTATTCCCGAAACTCAGGAATTTCTAGCCCACCAAGTAGATAAAACTTATGGCCTGATCGCTCAAAAGCTAATACCAAAGAAAAAGAAAAATGCGAAGAAGTAGAGTTGTTTTCAACCGGGGAATCCCAAATAAATATGGAGCCCACAAAACTGTTTGGAATGGCCGGCGCTATGATAGTAAGTTTGAAGCCATTATTGCCCGCGAACTTGATCTTAGAATGAAGTCTGGTGAATTTACTGAAATCATCCCACAATACAAAATTGAAGTTACTGCACTCCGATCAGACGGTACCAAAGTTAGGCTTTTTAATTATATCTGTGATTTCCGATGCCAACGGCCAGACGGATCTTATTTACTGGTAGAAGTCAAAGGGATGCTTACTGCCACATACCGACTAAAGAAAAAAGCCCTAGAATTACTCTGGCTGCCTGAACACCCGGACTATACTTTTGAAGAAGTTAAACAGGATTAATCATTATGCGCCCCAAGAAAAATGAAAAAGTAGATCCAACCAATAAAGAACATTTAGACAATCTCAACCACCCTGCAGTTATTGAGTTATTTGAGGATTTAGAACTTGTAGAAGAATATATCAAGATCAACTCTGATTGGCGTACTAGAATAGCCCTCTTAAAGCTTAGGGATGTTATTAACTCTTGGATCCCTTATTAAACTTAGCCTCACTATCCAGCTTTTCATAATACAGCTTAAACTGATCCAAACTACTAGGCTTGATTTCTCTGTCTTGCTTACTAATAGATGTAAACAAACTCATTAGCTTGTGCAGTACGCCGCGAAACAACGCCCCAACCTTGATAATTCATTTCAGATATATTCACTGATCCATCAGCATTAACACTCTCAACATAAACAACATGGCCTAGAGATCCTCTAGTAGTCGTTCCTACTGCTCCAGCCTTCGGAGTGGACCCAACAGCCATTCCCATTCCTTGAGCCCTGTAATACCACGTATTAGCGTTTCCTAGCCCATTCGGTAATGTAGATCCACGCTTAGACTTTACATACCAGGTGCAATAACCATAATCGTAAGTATTCCCGGCACTACTCGGAATTTGTATATTTGAAACTCCTGGCGTTTCAACTGGTAAACTAACAGCTACCGGTATTTCCCTTGATAATTCTTCACTAGGCTCTGGAATCGTTAGCTTATCACCGATGTTAATAACATCAGGATGTTTTATCTCTAAATTCTTGGCCCATAGTCGTTGCCACTCAACATTAAACTTTGTTCCGATCTTGCTTAAGTTATCGCCTTCAATTACTTCATAAACAACAGGTTCCTTCTTTTCAGGAACCTGTAACTTTTCTTCCGGTTTATTCGGTACAAGAATATTAGATAACGGCTTTGGCTTATCCTGTGGTTTACCAAATAGAACATCTATATCAAAAGAATCATTGAATTGTGCTTGTGCGGTGGCAGGGCTAAAAACTATGAACGCTACCACCAGTAATGAAATTAGTTTCTTCATAACGATAAGCCGTTAGGATAAGGCAGAAATCGGCTTTTTAAATCACAATCCTCACTTAGTAAGTAATTACGAGTATAACAGCCGGGTACTAATCGCTGTCAACATGCGCAGAATCAGGCTCAAGTTCAAATAACGGATTTTGAGCGCGCTGAAGCAGTTTAAAATCCAAAGTGGCTACATAACCCAAATATTCATCACAACGCTGCACAAGCCCCTCACGAATGTTTCTGAGCATGGTTTCTGAAACGGAATCAAGATCTATCTCAGCCCCACCAAACTTTAATATATCCATTTTTACTGCTGTAAGAAGTTAGGTGCAATACCGTTAGATTTACTATCAGATTTATGAATATAACGATCAATCGCCTTAGCTAGGAATCCCGCGCCGGCCACAATCAAAGCTCCTACCGAAACAACCAGGTTAACACCCGGAATAGTTACTGTTGCTTGAGCCACATCCGGGCTAGTGGTTATCACTGTTAATACCAAAACTAACACTCCAAGAAGTGCAAAATATACAGCCCTTGCCGCGCTTTTAATCGTTTCTAGTAATGCTGTACTCATAATTCTTCTTCCCTCATTCCAAATTTATTAAATAATTTTTGAAGTATTCTACCCAACCAAGTTAAAGGAATAGAATCATCACCCAGAAGCGCGAGTCTTGCATTTAGCGTACGGACCTCAGCCGCTTTGAGATTAATAACTCTATCCCTCTTAACTAGTTGGCTTTTTAAATAACTCTCAGTTCTAGCCGCCTCAGCAATTACAGTATCTAACTGATCTTGAACAATTTTGACTTTATCCATACTACTTAATATTAACTCCTGGAATCCAGTTAAGCAGGAATGCCGCCAGATCCTTAAGAAACTTTACAAACCATCCTGGAACCTCTGGTTCTGGTGTAGGAGTAGGATCAGGATCAGTAGGCTCAGTTGGTTCTTCTGGTGGATCTGGTATTGGGCGTGGTGGTACATATACTTCAAGATCCGTAGCTCTGAATCCAGTTGCACGCTTATTATCAAAACTGTATCTGGTTATATAGAAATCTTCGTCAATGAACGAATTGCGAACACTACCAGCAATTCCAATTTGATCAGTTGGATTAAATTCTTTGATCGGCTTAATTTCGCCAAGACCTCTGGCCGTACTTATATCGTATAGCTGGATCGGTGTCTTATTCGGTACATATACACCACCATCCTTCCAAAGTGTAAATGCCATTTGTGGTTCTGGCTTTGGTTCTGGTACCGGTACTGCATTTGGATCAGTAGCCTGTAATTCAGAAAAAGCCATACCATTAGGCTGGCCATTATCAAACGAATACTGAGTTAAGTAATACTGATATCCGCCTACGGTAGTCATACCCTTAATTGCAAATGGCGTACCTTTGCCAAAGTTCTTAATAACTTCACCAACATTATTAAGATTCCGAAGTGGCGTCTGATCATCACAAGCAAACAGCGTTTGAAGTGGTAATTCTTTAAGATTCCGTTTCCATTCAACAATATCATCCCATTGGCCATCAAACCATTTTGCGACGCTGTTTTTTATCTCATCCATACTAATTGTGCCAGGGCATTGTGTTTGGAACCAATCAGAATGTTTCCAATATCCCGGATTCTGCTTATATCGGCCAGTATTCGGGTTAAATAGCTCATTAATAAGCCAACCAAGTTTCTTATACCCCTCAGCATTTAGATGTGGTGAACATTCAATAGAAACAGTTGTAGGATTACCACCCTGCGAAGCCCACGCCACATTATCAGGATTTACCAACAGCGTGATCTTATTATTTGATAAAACATAGTTTACTGAACCACTACCATTAACTGCTTTATTGAGAATGTAATTAACAATATTATCGTGATCACTATCTTTAACTGCTTGAGGTGTATTCCACCAATGAATCGTTACTCCGGACCGCGAATATTTACCATAATATCTACGAGCCTCATCAGGTGTATGATAGCCATTTTTGTTTGCTAATCTGACTTCTATTTGATACATATTTTACCCCTCAGTTATGAATGACCTGATTATAGCACTATTTAGTTTTGGACTTTCGTAGATGTTCAATTTCAAGATCAGTAACTTCCTTAGTCTCAATCGCCAATTTATAAATGCTATTTATCAGAATCGCCGCTAACAACATAGTTACAGCATTTGAGATAGCATAAACAATTAATACCGGTGTTGTCCTAACACTATCTAAAATTCCAAACCACCTAATAACTACTAGCGAATCAAGAACAATAGGTACAAAATTACCAACAAATAACGCAATAGGTATATAGTGGAGCCTTCGCCTAAAGTTCCAAACATCAATAATATCCTGCTCATTATAGATTTCTTCATCAAGTTTGATCGGCTTGCGTAACAAATCAATTTGAATTTTCAAAACCTTCCATAAGAAAATTGAGGCCGCCACCCTAAGTAGCAGTAATGTAAATGCAGTTATTTCTGTCATCATGAAACCTTCCTAACCCTTTTTTTTCTTGGTGGTTTTCCACCTGCTGCCATATACAGTTTAAGGGTAAATCCATTTTCAACCAACAGCTCATTCAAATCTTTACTGGTACGCTTAGCCTTTTCTGCAGCCTCTTTATTAGCAGTTTTGTGAACTTCAATCTCTATACGACTTTTCGTAGGTGGTTCAACGGCTAAAGCCTCTGGATGTTTTCGGCTAAATAAATACATATTAACGCCTGCCCTTTACTGCCTCTATTTTACTCCCTAATAACAAGTTCGCCTGTGAATTTCCTTGCAAAACTTCTTGGTTGTCTTTGGCCATTTCCCTATAATCCAAAGTATGATTTTTATTATCCAAGATCCTAGCCTCATAAAGTGATTCTAGCTTTTCATCTTTTTTATCAATCTTTTTCTGCTGATAAATAACCACGATTCCAAGAACGATCACAGTAACACCCAAAACACCCTGCGTAAAAAAATAAGAGGTAATTCCAGTTCCTGGATCAGCTTGAGCGAATAAATTTAAAAGACCATCCATAGCAATCTACTTGGTTACATGCTCAGCAATGTAGGCATCAAGTTTTTTAGCATCATCCTTAGTAAGTGAAACCTTTTTATAATCAGGCTTGTAATCAACTACAACGCCTTTTCTGTTTTTAACAGGCTTAGTACCGCCCTCTTGCCACTCTTTTTGGTACTCAATAGAGTTAAGGCTGCGGTCAGGATTGCGGCTAATAGAAACCGGCACATTTTTACCTGTCAGCTTTTGTATTTCCTCAATTATTGTATTGTCATCCATATAATCCCCTAGTTATGCCCTAACACTACTATCTCTGAGCCAATGTCAAAGTCACCGCCGGCTGTGTTTATTAAATCAATTCTGGTTATTTGGGCAGCTGTATTTGCCCACTTAGCAGCGCCATCAACCGTAAATGGCGCCGCGCTGGCAGCGCCGCCAACACCACTTTCCATAAAATGTACTGATTTATTCATGGCTAACTCATTTATAATATCAAGGACCGCAAAGCCGGTGTCTGCACCGGATAACCAGCCTGTTATAGATGATTGGCTTACGCTTGTTGAAGTAGCACCTTGGTTAGTGCTAAATCGGTTGGCATAGTTGCTGCCTGAGTCATTATTAAAGCGGATAGTACCGCCCAATGCGCCAGAGTTTTTGAGTACCAAGATGACCATAAGATATTTCTTTGCAGCAAACCCACTGAGGGTAATAGTATCGCCGGCAGATGCTAGAGTAGTGCGCCCTAATTCCTCCCACCATATGCCGCTGTCAAAATCTACATTGCTTTTACTAATCCAAGTAGCTAGTGACTGCAGCCATGTCTTGAGTAGAGTAAGCGTAAATTTCTTGGTTTGGGTAGTGCTGTCATCAACAATAGGCGCTTCATCATCGCCGTCTGCTGTTGTCATTGGTGGTAGTGCGCTAATCTTTGGCATAGTTATTTTCCTTACGCTTATTATACCCTAACTTGGGGCTGATGGGTTATTTATAGTTTGCTCATTTAAGAGGTCTCGGTTAATCCGTTGTATCTCATCATTCATGCGGACCGGCAAGCGCCCAAGTGTCAGTGTTGCAATACCGTCACTAAAGTTAGGCTCTCGGCGCACTATTTGCAGCACCATATCATCTATGAAATTGCCAAAGTTTTTAAAGCCAATGGTCTTGCCCGGTACAAATTGCGTGATGTCCACATGCTCATTATTAACTACAAGCATGGTCTCTTGTATTTCATCCGCATTTTCCTCAATAAAGCTATCACCTACTGCATCAGCGGTGACATCTAGGGTTATGCGGTTATCAGATTTAGTGGCGGTACGGATGCCGTAGTTAGTGGTACTTTCACTGTCAGTATAGTCTTTGTAGAGGTTTGTGCCGCCGCCGGTATCGCCGCCGGAAAGCAACAGGTAGTTTTTAACCTGCTCAATGCTCATGGCTAAATTAAGCTCATTGATGTGCCTGCCGCGCACAACCATAAAGTCTGGTGTGGCGGACATTTGCTTAATGTCTATTTCAGCTGTGCCTAGGTCAATGTATGAATAGTAACCAGTGGGGCATAGCTCTAAAATCTTTTTCAGTGCATCTAGGATGGTAGCCACAACAAATGTGTAGGTCAAAGATAGCCCGGTTGCCTCAAAGTCACGCTCTGTAATAAAGCCGCCGCGAGCATTGTAATCAAGCAATATGCCATGTGCCATGTCAGATACAGGGTCATCACTTGTATAGGTAGTGGTGGTGGTAGGCGCGCCGCTGAATGTTTTAAAGTACATGTCAGAGTTGCCCTCATTGAATGAGCCGCCGCCTGAGCCGCCGCTATAGCTGCTTTCGTATGCCTGACCGCCGGCGTAAATAGTTGGGGTGCGCAAATACACCCGGATTGATTGACCGGTTGGCAACCATATCGCAAAGAAATATTGAGTGCTTGGTGACACTGCCAATAGTTGTGAAAATGCAAATTGTATTTCAGTTGCAGAGCCTGCACTAACTGATTGTGTGGTGCTGGCTAGTAGAGTGCCGTTTGGACCATCATAAACACTAATGGTTACATCGGCAGTACCTTGCAATAGTAGGCTTATGGCAGCAAGGTTATCAACGGCTGCTCCGGTAGTCCATGTTTGACCAAGAGTATACCAGCCTACGCCCTTACCGCCCTCAAAAACGCACACTAGTGATGTATTTTGAGCAGTTTGGCTCACATCACCTGTATAAGAAAATGGATAGCCGCGCGCAATATAGTTGTTCAAGTCTAATCCATCGCTATAAATGGTTAGTTTTACCTGAGCCTCAGCGCCGCCATATTTAAACTCTACTCTGTTAATCTGACCGCTAAACATGAGCTTACCATTGGGGTAATATTTGTTGGTCATCCATACTTTTACCCGGTTTGAGTTCTTAAATATCGCCTCATCGGGTGAGCCGCCATCAGCTACAAGCAGCTCAGTAGAGGTTGCCAGTATTGGCAGGTCATTTTCAGTAGTTATAATATCGCCTGCCTCGGTGAGCAAGGGGCTAACAGTCACCTCATTCTTTATGAATTTACCGCAAGTGACCACCATAGATGACCCGGCGCTGTTAATGTCTTGGGCAAAGCCAAACTTGCTGGTTACTTTGGGCAATAAGCCCAAGTACCTGCCGCTGCGTGAATAAACTTTGTAGTCAATCCGGGTAGGTACATCCGCATCTGGCACACTCTGCATTTCTATATGCCATGATACTGTTATAGAAATATAGTTAATGGATGCTGTGCCGTCACCGCCGGAAACATCGCCAGTGCCTACAGAGACACTTATGTTAGCAATATCAGCCGGGTCAATGCTGTCTGCACCCCATAGGTCAGTAGCGCCGCCATGTGTGCCACTCAAAGCGCCCATGTCCACAGGGGATGTACCCGGAATACCAATACTTATATCGCCATAGCAGCCGGTCTCATCACCAGCTATAAAAACTGTGATACCGTCAATAACCGCCTCTGGCGGCAGCTGCTGAAAATCAAAATCTGAGCCTGTGATAGTTGCACCTCGGTCACCACCATTGAAATAGTTAAGCGTACTGTAACTGGCATCATCAGTAGTTATATTGCTTGGGTTTGCCCATGCAGCACCATCCTCACTAGGGCTTTGACTAGCAGTAGTGGGTAGCTTGGTGCTAGAAAAGTTTTGCTCCATAGCCTACAACCACCTTTTTGTATAGCTGGCTGCCACATCCACAGTGCGAGTTGTAAAGCCGTCTGTGTAGGTAATTGAGTTAGCGCCCGGCTCAAGCTCTAGGAATGTGCCATAATAATCTACCTCAGTGCCGTTTAGGGTCACAGTGCGCTCTACACAATCAATTATTATTACATCCCCTGCCTCTAAGCCAAGACCGTACAAAAGGATTTCTTGGTTATTATTATCATTAGAAATCTGCACATAATCGCCATCACCAGTTAGTGCATCAATAGTGATCGTAAACACTGGCAATTGAAACGGTGCATTACCGGCAACCGCAGGTGTTTCAGTAAATGTTGCACTTGTGAAATTACTCTTTGTAGCCCAAAGATCAGTTGTCGTTGTATCAACACCAAACGGAACAGTACATACAAATTCTACTGTAAACGTTGCATAAAAATTCTTTTGATCACGCTCAATAGACAAAGCATTTTTAGTTGCAATATATCGCCTAGTTCCTGATCCATAAGCTATATCAAGGTTTTTATCCTTACCATTGAAATAACCCTTAAATGTATCAATCCTATTATCTAAATCGGCTTGATCGCTGCCATGAATCGTTCCACCGATTACAACCTTTTTAAAAGGGTAATTTATTGATGGTATTGAACTACCATCTGCATCCGCCATTGCAAAGAGTTGTGCAACTTGATCTGGCTGATTAGTATGATCAATAAGATTGGTAATTATTCCTACAAAATATGGATTGCCTGAATCATCAAATTCAGTAAATGTTTGCAGATTATTGCCATTAAAGCTTATATTACCGTTCATGACATCATCCCCTGATTAGGCGTCATACCAAACCCTACATTCAAAGTATCTTGGTTTAGCTGTTTAAAGAACTCCCTAACCGCACCCTGATCACCAAGCACAATAGTTCCAATATTAACTTCCTGATTGGTATTCCTGTTACCAATATCACCGTTAAGCATAGAATCCAGCTTGCTCAAAGGTATAACTGCCTCTGATTCCCTTCCTTCACCGATCAACGCCAAAGTTGGTGATGTAACAACACCACCAGCAGCCAATCTTGGAATATTGATATTCCCAACTTTTCCGATGCTCACACCAGGAACTTTATTGATTACATTGATCGCGCCATTTATTAAACCAATAAAGCTATTTATCGTATTTTCAATAAGACTTAGCACCCCATTCACTGCACCCTTGACGGCTCCTGATACTACATTCCCGATTGCTCGGCCCACACCACTAAAGAATCCGATAATCCGGCCGGGCATTGCTTTAACAAAATTTAAGATTGTATCAAAATTCCTAATTATCGCATAAACAGCTAAGCCAATTGGACCAGTAAGAATTGCAAGCAATAGTGGCCAGTTATTCTTAACCCAGTTAAAAACCGAAACAAAAGCACCTTTAATCGTTTCCCACGCCTCAGTTACAAAATTTCTAAAACCTTCATTCATATTCCATAACGCTACTATGGCTGCAACCAAGCCGATTATAGCCAATATAATTATCCCAATAGGGTTCAATGCCAAAACTGCATTTAAAATGGCCTGAGAGATAGCTAGAACCTTCACAGCAGTATTCCAAGCCCATATTGCAGTTGCTATTGCACCAATACCAATTGCAATCGGTAAAAACACATCTTTATTTCTAATAACAAACTCAATGAATCCAACAAGCCCCGCAACTGCAGTTCCCAATACAGGCACTTCCTTAGTAACATCCTTTAATCCACTAGCAAGAGTTTTAAATATATTTGGTAAGATCGCTAGTACATTATTAACAAGATCTGAGGCACTACTCTTTAGGTTGTCCATCGCCTCTGTAACCAATTCAGCATCGCCAGTACCCAATGCACCAAACACATTAGAGAGTGCTGATTTTGCTGCTAAAAACGATCCTGAGATTGTTTTAGAACTCTCTGCAGCCGTATTGCCTGCTAAACCCATTGCAGCAGTTCCACGCTCAAGCATTTCTGTAACAGCACCCTGATATTCAGCAATTGGTACTTGAGTTAATTGCGTGTACTTATCATCCAACAAATCGGCTGCTTGAGCCTGAGCCAAGAAGTCTTTGCTTGTTGCCGGCAAAATACCAGAGAATTGATCAGCAATAGATTGATAGCTTGAAGTGGATCTAGTTATAAGTTGATACTTCTGGTTCAATTCATCAATACTACGACCTGTACCTGTCGCAAAGTCTGATATTGCCTTCATACCTTTACGAGCAGTATCATAGCCTTTTTGATCACCCATCGTAGATGCAAAAGCTGCACCAACCTGATTAATTGAAGTTAAGTATTGACTAGCCGACTGGTTCAAATCTTTAAATGCGTTTTGAGCATCTTGTAATATCTTAGCCTGATCAGCCTGATCAAAGATCTTCTGAACACCACCAACTAACTGCTCATAGTCTGCAAATGATTTAACAGCCACGCCAGCAAACGCAACTGCCGCTGCCGATCCAACTAGAAAAGCTTTTTTAAGATTAGCACCTATACTAGCCAAGTTAGCACTTGCCTGATCACTTGCATTAGCAGTAGCTTTATTGAGCTCCTTAGAAATATCGGCACTGATGCCCTTCATTGAAGGTTTTATCTGAATCCACGCTGTACCAATACTAGCTGCCATCGTTATCCTCTAGGTTTTTACCGCGATTCCCGATGCGTGGTCGTGCTTTTTATAGGCTGATTATATCACAATTAGATCACAATATTATCTGAGAATGTAGCTAACCAACCAGGCTGTGATTTAAGTGCACCTGCTGTTCTTTTATCTGATGCTTGGATCTTAACCGAACTTCTATCAGTGGTAAACCCAACTACCTCAAACTTACCTTCAAAGCCAAACTGTTGGAAGAACTGTGCTGTTACTGTTCCAAGCAACCCATTGAAGGCTGTGTTTTGCATTTGTTGAAGGCTAGAATTGCCGCGCAAAATCTGCTTGCCGGCCTCGGAGTTATCAAGCGTGAATCGTACAGTGCTCATGCGTATATTGTAGCACTCCCCTTCCCCTTCCGGTTTTTGCATGGAAAAAAATTAACACCTTAGCGAAAATGGCTTACCACTCCCCTTCCCCACCGTAGTGTGCCCTCGTAACAGATACGGAGCCGTTTTTGGCACTTCCCCAGTCCCCCAACCACTTCCCTACCGAAAAACAGGGGTATTTTGCCTATTTTTAGCTCAATACTACCCATTTAGCAGTTGAACAGGTTACTTGCTCGCCTTCTTAATTCTATTGTGCCAGAAGGCAACTGTATTTTCATCAATTTCACCTTTTTTCTTTTCAGCCTGTTGTTCACGATATTCTTCTTTTGCCTGCTTAATATACTTAGGCTCAAGCTGATCCGGCACCTTAACCATCTTGGCACCCTTTTTACGATGGGAATTGTAATATCCGGCTGATAAGCCCTGAATCTCATGCAGGATCCTGCTAGCCGTTTCATCCAACAAAGTCCACGATTCAGCCGGGCTAATATCTTTAATGCACCGACTATCAACTGGCAACTCACTAAATAACCGAAGATAGCGAAGTGCTCCACTACCTTTACTAATCTTGTTTTTATAATAATCGTCTAAATCAATACCGTAGTATTGTTGAAAATCTGCCTCAACTAAGCTGAAGTTTTCCAGGAGCGCCGTTGCTCCCGATTCCCACCTTTTGGGAATTGCGCAATTATTACCTCTAAGACTTTGTTAAGTTCTTCCTGGCTAAAGTAGCCCTTATCCTTAGTGATATGATCGCGAACCTTCTGATAAGTTTCTTCGCCGCCAACTGTCGCAAAATACATACTGATCATGCCGGCAACATCTTTTTCCTTGTTGGTAGTTGATAGATCTGCTACAAAATCAGCATCATCTAATAATTGATCATTAAATTCTACCGACAATCCAGGTAGTAGTTCTATTGTTTTTTTGGCCATAAAGATTCCTCAGTTTATTTGATAATTTAAGCATAAATTAAAAAGAGCTCAAACACAAGTCTAAGCCCTTCCTAATACGACTAAGAGTCTGATTCTGGTGCAGACCAGTATTCAACTACGAAATCGCCATTTTCGCTTGTAACACCTTCTTCTGTGAACTTGTAAGCAGTTAGCACAGAAGGGATATTAACAGGATCAGCATTATTGTAAACCTGATCGCCTGAACGATCAGTCAATTGTGCATCACCAAGCACTTGTCGGTGATATCTTGGAGTATCACCACCGTTATTTTGTAGAGTATCTACTACAAACACGCCTCGTGGACATGGAGCTCCAGAATCAGTTACCTTTATTGATCCGTCCATGTTGACAACTACGTTATCAGCACCGTAACGGAACCTTAAAGCATCAGCCCTTGAAGATTCTAGTAGATTAAACACAAAAGTTCTGGTATAGGCAGTCTGAGTACGCATAACCGGCTCTGGACCCCAAGCCTGAATATCATCACCTTCTTCTGCAACAGTAGAGGTTAGACCATCTTCTGTAACATATCCAAGGTTAACGAAGGCACTATCAAGTGCCTCATCAGCATCTTCAGGTAGAGGAGTTCCGGCAGGCGCCCAAAAGACTGCACCACCTGGCTTTGGCAAACCAATGGTGATGTTTGAGTTGTCGTTTGGAGTTATTGCCATAACTTTTCCTTTTACTTAAGTTTAATATGGTGTGGGGAATTTCACCCCACTAATCTAGCTATCTTCGTCGGTAGATACAACTGCTAGTGCTGTTGGATTTGCAATTCCGAATCCTACGATTGCCTCAAAGCGAAGTGCAACTTCGTTTACCCTTTGAAGATCACCGTTACCATCTGGATCACCATATTCAATCAGCTTAACTGGCATTTTGGCTGCAAGACCGTAGCGAAGTGCTGTCCAGTCGCCAACAATGGCCTGAACACCGTTATATTCGCCAACTTCCTTGCTACTAGCCGCAGGAATACCCTCAAAGTTGGTTGGGTTAAGACCGAACCGACCAAGAGTTGGATATTTCTGAACACCATCTTCCTGAATGCTTGCAAGCTTACCAGCGCTTTCATTGCTGAATGCAACACCAGTGATATCCCAATCATCAGAGATGGTTGTGATCGCTGTGCCTAGAGCTGCATCAATTTGAGCTGCTGAATCACCTGCTGCTGGAACTGCCACACTAGAACCAGACTTTACAATCCAGTCTTGGATTGAAGATGCTTGAGTACCAGTTAATGGGTTAATACCATGAATGATCACCGTATCAAGATCGCGCAAGAAGTCGCTTTGAAGCCACTTCTGAGCCAGCTTATCAAGAATGCCAAGCTGTTCCTGCTCATCCATGATCAAGAACTCATCTGAGAATCGCTCAGTGTACTGGATCTTGGTTGTGCGAATGTTACGGAGTGGATGACTGGTAGGAGTTGGGGATTTCTCGCCACCTTCACCGACTACTTCACCCTTAGTACGAGCGCTTAGATCAAAAAACTGCTCGCCACGAATTTTAACTTCCGGTAGGCTACCTACCAATTGCGAAACAACACCTTGTTTCATTTTGCCGACAAAAACCTCAGAACTTAAGGCTGCTGCGACATCAACTTCAAAATTAGCCATTGCTAATCCCTTCTATATCGTATTAGTAAATATTAGGATACTTTACTAACAAAACCAGATGTGCCTGCTCCGGCACCGGTTTCTTTTTCAGGTGGTTTGGGCTTGACCACACCAATATTGTCTTTCAACTTATCGGCGTTGGCGCGCATTTCTTCTTCGGTACCTGATCCCAAGAACGATTCCATATCTGACTTAAATCCATACTCGGCGGTAATGGTTTTTTGTCGAACCTTGATCTCACTATCGTTTGCCCTCTTTTCGGCCTCATCTAGCTTGGTTTTATAATCACCTTCTAGCTGTTCCTTAATAGAAGTGGTTAGACTTTTTGTAAGATCTTCAGTTAGTTTCGGAGTAAGTTCGGATCGGATTTTTTTATCCAATTCTACCTCAACCTCTTTAGCTGTTGAACTTTTTATTCTGTCTATCCGTTCTTTGAACCTTGATAGTACTTGGTCGTCGGTGGCCTCTTTGAAGTCCTCACCTTCCTTGATGTAAAATATCATGCCTTTTTCCCCGTAAAGTTAACGTTACGTTGATAATAACATAAACATAAAGCGAGTAACAAGACTAAACTACAACGGTGTTTTCAGAAGGTAAGCTTGCAATTAAAGCATCTATCTCTTGGCTGGTTAATCCAAGATTTCGCCAAATTGAGCGCTGCCTAACTATTCCAGGTGCCCCCTGCGCAATCTTTGTTAGGCCATCACCGAACTTAGAAACATCTGCTCGGAATATTGGTAGCCAAGATACGCTTGTTGCATCATACATCTGCTTAAAGTTATCATCTAGGCTAGTAACATTGTTGTCATACATCCAAAGAGTAAGTGCTAGATATTTAATCTGTTCACCAAGCTCAGTTTGCCATGCCAGAATATCATCACGAAGATCATCACCAACAATTTCTAGTGCCTCAGGTGATTGAGGAGCATTTGATCCTAAAGATAAGTTACTTAGATTCAATTTAGTTTCACTACAAAAGTTTCTGGCTGATAGAAGTATTGAATCGTTGAATGGCGCTAGGGCATGTTGCGCAAATTCGCCGATCTGTGGAATCTGGCCATTATCATTTGTGCCAATCTTAAGAACATCACCAGTTTGAGTTTCAAGCTTATCAACTTGGGTATCACTATCAACACCCATTATCACATCAACCTTCTTATTGTAGTGATAACTAGCAATCATTGCCTGCCGACTAGTTCTACTCGCATCAACTATTGCATCACGCGCTGGACCAGTTAAAACAGTCCTACCAAATGGCTGTTTAGTAGTTGCTTTATGAGTAAGCAACCCCATTAATGGCCGGCCAGTTGGATTATTGTAAATAATCGCCTCACCATTTTCATAAAGTGTAGTCGTTTCACCAGTATAAACAATATATCTATCTGGTAATGGTGGCTCAGTCCCAAAAGCATACTTTTTAACAGACTCCTTAAAGACTGCTACACCCCTACTTAGGTTCTGTTCATACCAACTGAATGTACCGGTTGCCTCTAGGCATGTGAATGGCATCAGCTTATCGCCAGCAAGTGCTAAGAATCCTACACCACCAATCAGAACATCATCTTCAATCTTACCTAAAGCTGCCGGACCACCATATTTATCAAATACGGCGCCTAGATTTAGCTGATCATTTTCAAAACGATCAAATTTAGTCTTATTGGCCCGTATCTCAACTGCCCTTCTACCCCAACCAACCCTAGTTTTAGGAATTTTCCGGGCAATCTTGCTAGTTTCATAATCTGCATAAGCAAAATTACCTTCATAAAAAGGATATTTAGATCTGCTTACAAGTAAGAATGGCCAAACATCACTCCACTTCATCAAGATTCCCCTTCATCATGATCGTGATCAAAGATCTTACCACGAACACCCCTTAAAACACCGAACTTAGAACTACCGGCTACTGAGGATAGACCGATAGAGTTAAGTTCGGCTGATTTAAAGTATAAATTAGTTGAAGGATTAGTAAACTGCATGCTCTCAGAATATGGGGATGCTGACTGCGACCAGCTATCTGCAGGTGGTGCATCAAGTGGTGTTGCCATAGCCCTTTGGACTGAACTTAGAACTACTAATTTAACTGCCTCACCATAAACACCCGATGGATCATTCGCTATTTGAGTATCAATGTTTATTTCATTGTTTCGGCCAATCATTCTGAGCATATTGCTTGAATAATCTAAGAGAACAGTGGCCCTAGATTCTTCACTTGTATCAAGTGGTTTCCAGAATGCCTCTAGTTCTTCTACTGTTGCAAATGCCGACATCGTTATCCTCTAGGTTTTAACCGCGATTCCCGATGCGTGGTCGTGCTTTTATAGGCTGATTATATCACATTAATAAATCTTCTCGGCAATCACATATCGGTTCCACCGAGTAGGTACATTTTCAGCGATTCCAGGAACCGTTGATCCAATGACATGGTATGTATTACCGGCATAAGTTAGCCAGGCATTTTCAACATTTGTATCATCCGTTTTGGGTAGGTGAATTATAATTTGTGGCCGCGTAGTAGTAGGTGATCCGTTTTGAGCAATAAGACAATCTTCAATCGTATGATCGGTTAATTCACCGGATTCATTTGGCTTATTCTTGAACGTTAGTGTTATGCCCTTCATAATTCCTACCCTTTCGCGAAATTAGTTACTAGACCATTTCTTGTATTATAGCCCGATACCACTATTGTACAATCACAGCCTGCATGCCTAGCAAACGCCTCACCAGTTGGCCTAGTATGCCGGCCAGCTAGATTTTCGCACCAATCACAATTTTCTTTGCCTGATAATGACCTCACGACTGTTGGGTGCTTTTCCATAGACTTAGCATTTTTAAAAGCCTGATCCTGAACTTCACCGAGCTCAGAATCAAAGTAACTTTTTATCGTACGATCATTAACTGCCCTGCCTAATGAATAATTACGAACTACCTTTTGTGCAAGCCGGTTGGATCTATCAGTAGTATCAATTGGACCGGTGCTTGCAACTGCCTGAGATCCTAATGCAGTTGAAACAGCTCCATAAGCCTGATCGTGATAAACAACACCAATTGAGGCTACAAGTTTGGCTATTTGTAGCTGTTTGTCGCCCGGACTTATATTAAGCCCAAGTATATAATCAACCTGTTCAGAAACTTGCTTGGCCGTATCAACGGCTATTCGCTCAAAGTCCACTTGCGAACCCCTTTTGCTACCTTTACGATCCTGGCATTTATCCTACTATTTAATTCATCAGAAACTTCTTCAAATTGTGCATCCGGAAGTGCTTTTAGTTCTTCTATTTTGGCACTAGCCCAAGCCGTAGAGACATTATCAGTGTTTTCTAGCTGAATACCCTTTTGGCCAGCTAGATCCGCCAAATAGTCGCGCTGATTCTCTGTCATAAGAGAATTATAGCACCAACAGCTTTTTTACTTTTTTTCCTTGTCCGTAAA